TGCTGGTGTATTGAATGGTAAATATAAAGTTTATGTTGATCCATATTCAGCTAACCAAGCATCTACACAGTTCTTCACTGTAGGTTACAAAGGCACTTCAGCATTTGATGCTGGTATTTTCTATTGCCCTTACGTACCTCTACAATTAGTTCGTGCTGTTGATCCTAACACATTCCAACCAAAAATTGGCTTCAAGACACGTTATGGTATTGTTGCAAATCCATTCACAACTCTTGATAACTCTGATGGTTTGGCTTATGGTAATAACTACTACTACCGTAAAGTTGCAGTAACAAACTTGATGTAATAGATAGAATCACTGTTAAAAGTGATATTCAAAGGGAGACTTCGGTCTCCCTTTTTTTGTTTACAAATAATAGTTTTTGTGATATAATAAATAGTAGATAACAAAACGAGGTACCATTATGGCAAATTTAACATGTCCTTTTCCATCTAATATTAATCCATTAAGTCCTAATGGGTTTATGTTTAACATTAGTAAGTTACCTGATGTTAACTTTTTCTGTCAACAAATTAATTTACCTGGATTAAATCTTCCTTCTATAATACAAGGGACTCCATTTTCTGATGCTGAGATTCCAGGTGAAAAATTATCATATGATACATTAGATCTTCAATTCCTTGTGGATGAACAGATGCTAAATTATACTTCTGTACATAATTGGATTACTGCATTAGGTTTTCCACAGAACTATGAACAATATACTAATTTTATTAATGATGATCAAAGAAATAAAACTAATGAACTAATGAGAAATTATTCTGATGGAGTATTACAAATTTTGAATAATAGCAATAATCCTATTAAATCTGTACAATTTAGAGATCTATTTCCAACCTCTTTAAGTGCTTTATCTTTTTTATCTACCAGTGATGATGTGCAATATTTAGTTGGCAATGTAACATTTAAGTACTCGTATTACGAATTTATGGTGTAATAAATAAAATTATATTATTATGGAGTTGTTATGAAAATTGATGAAATACAAAATATGTGGGAGCAGGACTGTTCTATAGATGATAATTATCTTGGAGAAGCTGCTACCATAACCCCAAAGTTCCACTCAAAATATATTAGATTACTGATCGATGCAAAACTAAAACTTTCAAAATATAACTCAGATTATAATCAACTGAGAAAAACAAAATTCAGATATTATAGAGGCGAGATGTCTCGTCAAGAATTAACTGATTTACAATGGGATCAATGGCAAGGTGTTAAACCTCTTAAAAATGAGATGGATGAGATTCTTACTGGAGACCCTGAATTAAATAACATTCAAATGAAGATTGAATACCTTAATTCTATGATATACCTATTGGAGTCTATTCTAGGTCAGATCAGATCTAGAGATTTCCAAATTAAAAATGGTATTGAATGGAAGAAATTTCTAGCGGGGATGTAATGAAACTATTTTTAGATTGTGAATTCACAAATTTTCAGGGCAACTTAATCTCTATGGCTCTAGTAGCTGATGACGGCAAAGAGTTTTATGAGGTAATTAACTTTAGTTTAGTTGATTGTCATGAATGGGTTTTAGATAATGTAGTACCTATTCTAGTTAAAGAATCTATTCCATATGAAGACTTCCAAAAGAAACTTAGTAAATTCCTACGTCAGTATGATTCAATAGAAGTTATTGCTGACTGGCCTGAAGATTTTTGGCATTTTACACAGTCGTTGTTAACTGGTCCTGGTATGATGATGGATACTCCTAAGATAAATATGATTATGGAAAGACGGTTAGAATATAAATCTGTTCTACCTCATAACGCATTGGAAGATGCAAAGGCAATCAGATCGGCATATCTTAAAAAATATACAGTATGAAATTATCAATTGAAAAAATAAACGAAGTTTATCTTCGAGTGTTTGCTGATGAGAGTATTGAATACGATCTGTCTCAGTTCTTTACATTCGAAGTACCTGGAGCTAGATTTACTCCAGCTTTCCGCGCGCGCCTGTGGGACGGAAAGATTCGTTTATATGATCTATTGCGTAAAACACTTTATGTAGGTTTATTAGATTATGTAATTAAGTTTGCAGATCGTCATGATTTAGAGATTGAATATAAAAACGATGTATTAATCTATGAAAAGGTTTCACATGAACAAGTTAGCACTTACATGCAAGAACTCAATTTCCCAACTAAAATTGAAGTTCGAGACTATCAAATTGACGCTATTCAACGAGCTTTGTATTCTAAGAGAGCTATCCTTTTATCTCCCACCGGTTCTGGGAAGTCTTTAATCATATATACTATTTGCAGATGGCATTTAGAAAATAATAAGAAATGTATTGTTGTAGTTCCTACTACTTCTTTAGTTGAACAAATGTATTCTGATTTTGCTGATTATTCTACAGAAAATGGTTGGGATGTTTCAGATCATTGTCAAAAACTTTACTCTGGATTTACAAAAGAATTTACTTCAGATATATTGTTTACTACATGGCAATCAATTTATACCCAACCTAAAGCGTGGTTCGAACAATTTAATGTAGTAATTGGGGATGAGGCACATCAGTTTAAAGCTAAGTCATTGACAAATATTATGGAGAAAATGACTGAAATTTCAGTAAAAATAGGTACAACCGGCTCACTGGATGATAGTAAAATCAATAAACTAGTGCTGGAGGGAGTGTTTGGACCAACCTATAAGGTTACATCAACCCGCGCTTTAATGGATGATAACAAGCTTGCAGAACTAAGAATTAATGCTATCATTCTAAAGTATGATGAATCTACTCGTAAAGAGTTTAATAAGTCAACGTATCAGCAAGAAATGAATTATCTTGTTACTAATGAAAAGCGTAATAAGTTTATTCGCAATCTAGCTTTGAAATGTGAAGGAAATACTCTACTATTATTTCAATATGTAGAGAAACATGGTTCAGTCTTGCATGAGTTAATTAAGGCTAAAGTTGCAGAAGGTCGTAAGGTCTTCTTTATTCATGGTGGTACTGAGGTCGCTGATCGCGAAGGTATCCGTAAAATTGTATCAAAGGAAAATAATGCGATCATCATTGCTAGTTTCGGTGTGTATTCTACTGGTATCAATATTCCTTCTATTGAGAACGTCATCTTTGCTTCACCAAGCAAATCAAAAATTAGAAACTTGCAGTCCATCGGTCGTGGATTACGTTTAAACTCTGGTAAAAAGTATTGCACATTATATGATATTGCTGATGACTTACACTGGAAAGCTTGGAAAAATCATACCCTGAAGCATGCCGCTGAGCGCTATAAATTATATCATGAAGAGGAATTTTCCATAAAACTTGTAGAGGTAATAGTGTGAGTGAAGAATTAAATTATACTGTTGCCATGAAATTAACTGATGGTTCAGAACTTATAGCTTTGTTAGTTGAACATGATGATTATCAAGCAAAAGTAGAATTCCCATATACTATAATGTATGATAAATCTTTAGGTGGTGTTGTTCTATACCCATACTGCCTTTGGTCTGATGAGCAAATATTTACATTTACCATGGATAAAGTAGTATACATTGTATCTTGTGAAGAGCAGGTTGCAAATAGATATTTAGATTTGGTTGATGAAATGCAGGTAAAGAAACATATTAAAGATACTTCTGAATTAGAAAAACATTTAGATAAGTTAGAAGCATTTATAAATGGTGAAAAAGAAGATAAGCCTATTAATGAACCATCTACATTAATTGAAGGTAATGATACTAAGCATTAAGTATTACTTGACCGCCTCTGTATAGATATAATAACACACAAAAGAATTAAAGTACAATATAGTTATTTTGAATAAAGATTGTACAAATAATGCACTTTAGTATATAATGGTCTTATATTATAAAAGGGTAGATTATGGCTTCATCACATTATGTTAATAATCCTGATTTTCTGCAAGCACTTACGGATTATAAAGTTAAAGTTAAGGCTGCAATAGCTGAAGGTAAAGATAGACCTCAAGTAACAAATTATCTAGGAGAATGCATCTTATTGATTGCTACTAGATTATCATACAAAGCAAATTTTATTAATTATTCTTATAGAGATGAAATGATCTCTGATGGCATTGAGAACTGTCTTAGATATATTGATAACTTTGATCCAGAAAAATACTCAAACCCATTTGCTTATTTTACCCAAATCATTTATTATGCTTTCTTACGGCGTATTGCTCGTGAAAAGAAACAATCAGTAATTAAAGGTAAACTCATTAGAGACATCCCATTTGATTCATTTGAACTCCAAGGTCATGATGATGATGGCCACTTCACTAATTCTTATATTGACTTTATGCAGTCCAATGGTACATTTGATGACTTCATTGAACGTAAGAAAGAAAAGAAAAAGAAAGACAAGACTGCATTAGAAGAATTTATTGATGAACCTATTGAAGACTAGTGTACATTAATTCTTTTTTGTGTTATAATTATGTATTAAGTGAGGAAAAGACCGCATGAAAATTGCTATCTTGGGTGATACCCATTTCGGAGCACGTAATGATCTAAAAGTATTCCATGACTTCTTTCAGAAGTTTTATGAGGATACCTTTATCCCGTACTTGGTTGAAAATGATATTAAAACAGTTTTACAACTGGGAGATCTATTTGACCGTCGTAAGTACATCAACTTCTATTCTTTAGACACATGTAAACGTTATTTCTTTGACGAGTTAGATTATCATAAAATTAAATTACATACACTTGTAGGTAACCATGATATCTATTGGCGTGAATCTCTAGAGGTTAACTCTTCATCTCTAGTTCTTGGTGAATATCCAAGCGTCTATGTACACACTGGTCCAGGCACAATTGAACTCGACAATACTTTAATTGATATTATTCCTTGGATTTGCGCTGATAACGAAAAAGAAATTACTGAATTTATTGCAAAATCTAAATCAGATCTTTGTATTGGCCACTTTGAGATTGCCGGTTTCTCCATGTATCGCGGTATGGAATGTCATGATGGCTTAAACAAAGACATGTTTAACAAGTATGAGCAAGTTTGGTCTGGCCATTATCATACACGATCAAAGCAAGAAAATATAACCTATGTTGGTACTCCATATGAGATGACATGGCAAGATTATGCAGACCCTAAAGGGTTCCATGTGTTTGATCTTGAAACTCGTCAACTAGAATTCATTCCTAATCCAAATAATATCTTTCATCGTATTGAATATGATGACTCAAAAGAATTACCTGAGTTAGACATGGATCTAACTGGAGCATTTGTTAAGTTAGTAGTTATTAATAAAACTGACTTCTATAAGTTTGATATGTTACTTAATAAGTTATATTCTAAAGGATGTTATGAAATTAAGATCATAGAAGATCTTGCAGAATTTAGAGATGGTACTGTAGATGAAGAGATTAATCTTGAAGATACCGTATCAGTTCTTTCTAACTATATCGACAGCGTTGAAACTGATCTTGACAAAGAGAAAGTTAAAGCTTATATGAGAACTTTATATACTGAAGCGGTAAATCAGGAGGTATGATGTATCAACAACAAATTGAATTCTTTTGGCCACTTACTGAACAAATCCCGCTAGATCTAGATTATAGTAATTGTGAGAAACCTAAAATAACTACTAATCATGCATTCCCATTTAGTGTAGGTACAACAGGTGTTTCGTTTCCTTCAGGAACAACCACTATTAATTGGACAACTACAATTAAATTGAATGAAGATACAACTACAATGATTGTTGCTAAAAAGCCAAACTTGTTTAGAAAATTTATATATAATTTAATCGGCTTTAAATGGGAAGTTAAATAGTGCTAATTTTTAAAACTGTATCATGGAAAAACTTTCTTTCAACTGGTAATAACGCAAACGAATTAATCCTAAACAAAGATGCATCTACACTCGTGGTAGGTAAGAATGGCGAGGGTAAATCAACAATGCTTGATGCCCTTACATTTGCTTTGTTTGGTAAACCATTTCGAGATGTAAATAAAAACCAACTCATCAATAGTATCAATAAGAAAAACTGTTTAGTCGAAGTTGTATTCGAACTGAATGGTCGTTCTTATAAGATAGTACGAGGCATCCGCCCAAACATTTTTGAGATCTATTGTAATGGCGACTTAATTAATCAAGACGCTGCTCTTAAGGATTATCAGAAAGTTCTTGAGCAACAAATCCTGCGGCTAAATTATAAGACATTCACTCAAGTTATTATCTTGGGTTCGTCTTCGTTTGTTCCATTCATGCAACTTCCAACTGGTCAACGTAGAGAAGTTATTGAAGACATTCTTGACATTCGTGTATTCTCTATTATGAATCAACTCTTAAAAGAGAAGATGCTTGATACAAAAGATTCTATTACACGTATTGACTCAAAGGTATCCCAAGAACGTATTAAGATCGAAGCACAAAAGACAATCATTCAAACAATGGTAACTAATAAGAATGAAGTTGTTGCTGGATTAGAAACTAAGATGGAAGAGGTTGATACACAAATTAGTTTAGCTCAAGCCAAAATAGAAGTACTATCAACTGAGATTGCTGACTTACAACTTAAGATTG